CTAACTCTTGTAATGTTACTTCTACCTCTGGTCCTACGTGTTTGACGGAATCTTATCATTTTTTCGCCGTCACTTACAGTACCGTCACCTGACTGATCGTACCAATCAAATATATCCAGCAGTTCTCTGAATAAATCTTCGAACTTGCCTTCATAATATTGGATCTTCTGTACTTCAGCACTTTCTGGATTACCAAAATCGGCAATCTTGGGTAACAAGTATTCTTTCAATGTGTAATAAGCACACATATCTGTAAAGTCTGACTTACGTCCTATGATATTTTCAGGTACAAAAGGTGGTATATTGTTTATATCACTATAACCAACACCTGCTGAACCTAAATATTCTCTCCATCTAGCACTAGCACGAATCTTTTCATTGATTCTGTTAGTGGCTTTTTGTGTAAGATCTTCGAGATAATTGTTTAAATTACCAGGGGCATCAGGAACATCTGTAAAGTTAATCTCATTGGCTTCAAATAGCCTTTGATCTTTGTCCTTTACGTCAACTGCTTCTGCGTAACTAATTACTGTTGATCCTGATAGTATAAATGCCATTACTCAACTCCTATTACGCAGATGCTATGCCTGAAGGTAAGTTGTTACTTCTAACGAATCTGAGCCCTACTGCTTGTCCGATTAGTCCTTCTAACAATGCTTGGTTTGCCAAGTCTTGTGAAATACCTGCGATTGCTCCGCCGGCAATACCACCTACACCGTTAAGTTCACTAGCAAGTTTAAGTTCTTGTGCTGGTGTTATAACTGCGTAGTAGAATCCACCTACGTCTGCTGGGGCATTTTGTGCCCTCAGATTAGCAACTGACTTACTGAACTGTGCCAACGATGCTGTGGATGATCCCACACCACTTTGTGTAGCAACTGCTCTAATAAAGTTACTTCTGATCTGAGCAAATCCATTTCTTAATGTAGCCACAAAGTCGTGGTTGTCATTTTGGATATCGTTGAACATCTTGACTGATGGATCTCTCTTGATCGCATATCCCATTGCTTCATTACTGAAAACAACGGCTAAATCTGCGGTTGTAATTTCTGTGTTAGCATTACCATCGTTAGAAACGTTGATACCTGAAATATCTGTTAGTGCTGATGTACCGCCTGAAAGCATTACTCTCATACCTTCTACGTCTGTTGCTTGAGCAATAGATCTTGAAAGTCTTGTAACTAATGCGTTTCTGACTGTGTCCATGCCACCGTCTTCAAGTGCTTCTTCAGAGATTGTTGAACCTGCTGATTTTTTGTTTACAGATAGTGTTACTGATGTTGGATTGAAATTGAAACCATCATTAATGAGGTCTGCGTTATCCGATACACTCGTGTTACCATCTGGGTAGACGTTAGTCAATGGAATCTTCATCTGATTACCGATTGCGCCACTTAGGTTATATGAGTTTACAATTAATGAAGGATTTGGAAGTAAGACCGCATCATCATAATATGGAATAAGGTCTGCCACTACGTCCGCATATAGTTCATTAATTTGTGCTGTTGTTGTTGCCATAATTTTTCTCCTATATGTGCATTATCTGAGTGTCCTAGAGTTACCTATATCTCTATGACTTCTCATTTTATCTATATTCTTACGGATCATAGAATCTGTTATTTGATTCCTGTTTAATGATCTGTTAGTGTTTCGCAAATTGACAAATGCTGATCTGTACTCGGGATCTGACTTCATTCGACTTTCATCGACTCCTGTTGTTTTCCCTGAATCAACTTTTGCTGAATCCACGTCATAAGTGTCAACACCTTTTTTGGCAAATGGCAAACCTAGACTTTTACCAACTACTTCTACAGCAGTTTTATAGTCTGGCTGTTCACCATCAGTGGTAAGATAATCCTCACCATTCTTGATGGCAAATGTTTGCCCTTCAACTTGAAACATATCTCTGGCTTTCATCAAGTCTACCACAGCATCTTTTTGCTCTGGCTTCCATGTAGTAGGCATGCTTTCCTTTAGTGTACTAATATGCTCTCTTACAGCATAGTCTGTTTTGACTTTGCTTAACTCTGCTTTGAGTTCTTCAACTGTTTGCTCCCTTTTTTGAACAGCACTTTTTAGTGCTTCAACGTCTAGAGAATTACTCTCTGGAGAGGCTGATCTCAGTTGGTTTACTACCTGTTTTACTTGTCCAAAGTTATCAACTTCCAAGTCTTGAAGTATTCTACTTTCTACATCCTTCTTGGCATTTACAGCAATCCTATCAGTTTCTTCACGTGTGTAAACACGTTTGCCATCTACATAGAATTTGCCTTCTTTATGCTCTAGAGAAGGGCCTTTTGGTGCTTCTACTTCTACTTCAGATTTTTGGTCTTGTACCTCAGTTTCTGTGACTGGTTGCACTGTTTCACCTGCAACTGGTGTATTTACATCTAGTCCTTCTGACATTGTTTTCTCCTTTTAGTCCCTGAGTGGGGTTATATTCAAGGTATTATAGACCATTTTCACTGCTAGTACTATTAAGCAGTTCTTCTAATCTATTGCGTACCTTGTCACGCATAACTTCTTTTATTCCTGGGGCATTGATACTGTTTCTTTCTTCATAATCAACACCTGGATTGTTCTTTTCTAGTTGTAGTTCATATTCACCATGCGATTTGAATGGCATGTGTATAACTGTGCCATCTTCTAATGTATGTGTATGTGTACCACTACCTCCTAGTTCTCTTGCCCTTGCTTCTGCTTCTGCTTGTGTGGCAAATTCTTCTGCTACAAATTCTGTAACTGTACTTGTAACAGCACTAGGTCTTTCTAAGAAAACACTTTCATATTTTTCATAAGCATCTATTAATTGTGTCATTTCATGTATTTCATGCTCTAGTGCTCTCTTGTTATATTGTCTGTTGTAACTAATTTTAAAGTCTTCTGGTTTCATTTGGTTTGTCCAATCAAAATACATATCGAACAATTTGCTTTCTGCGTTCTCTAAATTAGTTGCTTTCTTTCTGATCAGTGCCGCAAGTTTGTCATCAAATACTTCTATTTGATTGCCACTACGTGCACTTCTAATTAAGTCTTCACTACGCAACATAGATATTTGCGTTAGTTTGTTTATTTTGCTGTCTATCAATTCTCTTATTTCTGATATTGCGTCTAATGGTGGTGACGCAAATTGATACACAAAGTTCTGTTGGTCGCCAGTCAATCCTCCCTGGACTCTGATTACTGCTCCAGGTTCTGCTCCTACTTGCCCATCATTTAGGCTGTCTGTGGTTTCATCTACTACTAATGTTGGATGGGCACCATATGTAATAGCACTATATATTTCAGCACTATCACCATATATGCTACGTTGTATTTGTGCTACATCAAATATTATTGTACTACCAATATTGCTGTGTACTTTTACATTTTGATATAGTGTAACTATTGGTATATATCCTAGTTCATTTACTTGTCTTATTCTAAATGTGTTTTCACCTACTTGTTCTAAATTTGCGTCATCAACTGGTGGTGTATAATCTTCATCATTTCCTACAAAAATTGTATCTATAAATTCTGGTGTAAGCACTCTATATACAGCATGTGATTCATTTTCTTCTAGTTTGATCACCATATCGTCAAGTTTTAGGTTACCGTCTATATCATACTTGTAACTCCAATTGGTTACATCTTCTGGTGTGTGTATTTTGAATTTGGGTATATCACTGCCTGTTGGTTTGTAACAACCTATGTGTAATACACCATATACTGTTGTTAGTATATCTACTTGGCTCATGAATTCTGCTAATGTAGAACCTTCTCCATCTACGTCTTCTACAAACATATCCATTTCTGGTTGTTCACCTAATTGACGTTGTGGAGGATTACGAAACAGTATAGCATTATATTCACTTGCTATAAGTTTTACATAATTGTACACAGGTGTATTATCAATTTTTTCACTGTAAAAACTACCACCTAGATAATCCTGTCCTTTTGATACTTCATTTTTTGTAAGTCCGTGTTCTACTTTGGCTTTAAACTTTGCTACATATGATCCGTCCTCACTTCTTTCATATGTGTTTATGGTTTCACTAGGTGTATTGAGATCTACTTGATATGCTCTGAGATATTGAGCATCTTTGTATTCTGGTCCTGAGTGATATGAATTGATTGCTAAACGCCAGTCATCATAATACTTGTCGTATAATGAATGCGTGCCAGTTATATAGTCTATGTATTCTGACAATTTTTCTCCGTAAATTTATAGATGTTCAACAAAGTATTTATCTTTTTATCACAAAATTGGTTGACCTTTCCTGTAAATTAGTATATAATAGTAATGTTGGATGGCATATATTTAACAATTGACTTTAAGGAGGAAACTGTTAGTAGTGTGTAAGACTGGTGTAGTTACAAGTCGATGCCATTCAACAACTTAATACACAAACACATCACATAAGTAAAATTGGCTTGTCCTAACAAACCTACCTCGTAAGAGACAAAGAACCTCAGGATGCTGGGGTTTTTTTGTGGTTGACAGGCTAAGATAAATATGTTATACTATACGAATGTATGAAATAATCACAGAGCCTAATAAAGAATTTTTTATTGGTACAAAGTATTGGAATAATCATGCGTGTGCTTTAGCATACTGTCATTTACTAAACCAACGATTACCCAACATTTTCTTTGGTGTTAGGCCCGTTAATGATAAATATTTATCAACAAAGAGAGATCATGAATAGAATAAATTTTTTCGAAAAATGGGGCATACGTTGTAACGAAATAGCCGAAATAGAAGGTGTTACACCAGAAGCAATCCGTATGCGTGTAAAAAACTTTGGCAATCCATGGCAAAGAGCAAAAAAAGCCAGTAAGTTTGAACTTAAATATGGTAAAACAATCAAAGAACTAGCAGAAGCAGAAGGTGTACATCCTGTTACTATTGCTAGACGTGAATATTTGTATGGTGATGCTTATTATATTACACCTTTAGCAGACGGTTCTATCAAAGAGACTTGGAACAAAGGCAAAACTTTTTCAGGAGAACATTGGTCTACAAATCCAAACAGTGGTTTCTCAGGTTCTAGAAGAGGCAGACCACAGTTTATGGATCAATACTATGATAGAAACAAAAAATCCTAAACTAAAAATTATACAAGGCGATGAACAACAGATTGCCCGTAATCTCAACAGATTGCCAGACATAGATGAAAATATATTGGCAGTTAGACAAGAATTTATTGGCAAACCAGAAGTTTGTCACACATTAGTATCACATATAATACGTTTAAGACGTAAACCAAAAGACTCCGAACAACGTAAATTGTTTATGGAGTTACTAGAAGAATATCTCGATGTTTTCCTCCAACATATGGATATACGTTGGTTGCTGAGCATTTGTGACACCATGGTGGACATAGGTGACCCTATCACAAGTGCTACAGCAATGAACATAGTACAATGTATAAACAGATGTAACATAGACAGCACAATACTTGTAAATGTAGTAGACGGTAGATTAAATGAAAACAGATTGGCACAAGAAATAAAAGTGCCTACTTGGGGTGGTATGATCACAGCAGATATACCCTCAGGTGATATGATATACAATATGATGAATAGATTAGATAGTGTTGTAAGCAAACATGATTTACTTTGGAAAATATGGTGTGAAATAAAAAATAGAAGTAGACAGGACCAAAACATTGTGTTGAACCATTTGTGTTCAGCAAGTAGATTTAGATACCAAAGGAGTTTCTTTCCATGATAGATATAGTATGCTTCAGTTGGGGTCCTAAGTTTGATCCTGAATATGTAAACAATTTATACCATAGTGTAAAACGTAACACAACTGTAGAACACAGATTTATATGTTACACAGACAGACCCAAAGGCATAGAGTGTGAAACAAGACCATTTCTAGTAGACTTACCTGTTTGGTGGTATATCATAGGCCTTACAAATCCAGAACATGAACATCATAACAAAGTTGTATATATGGACCTGGATACTATAATCACAGGTAATATTGATGATATACTTAATATGGATGTACCATTTGCTACAATAAGTGATTTTGGTTGGCCCAGTGGCTTACAAACTGCTTGGATCATGTGGGATAAAACTGTGCGTGATAATGTGTGGAAATACTTCACAAGCAAATACCAACCCAGTGAATATCCAGATCTAGATTGTGATTACACACAATGGGGTGGTACAAATCAGTTTTTAGAAGAGTGTATGGGTGTAGTTAGAATAAACAGGAATCCTGTACCAGCAATACAAGACGCACCGCCTGTGATACGTTTACAAAACAAATTTCCAGGCACATGTGTAAGTTACAAAGTAAATCAATTACATGCTGTACAGCAGTTAGACAAACACATAAAGATGGTATTCTTTCATGGCAAACCTATGCCACATGAAGTAAGAAACATAGAATGGATGAAACAACATTGGAGAACAGCATGAAGATATTGATAACAGGTGGAGCAGGATTTATAGGCTCATATGTAGTAGAAAAATGTATTCAAAGAGGGCATGAGCCGATAATATTTGATCATTACAACAGACAAGAACAATATCCTTGTCCTGTTATACTAGGTGATGTACGTGATGAAGTTGCTGTAACAGAAGCAATGGCACATGTAGATGCTTGGATACATTTGGCCGCAGTATTGGGTACACAAGAAACTATTGATAATCCAAGACCTGCCGCACAAAGTAACTTAATGGGTGGACTAAACATGTTAGCCGCCGCAAAACAATACGGCTTACCAGGTACATATATTGGCGTAGGTAACCATTGGATGAACAATCCTTACAGTATAACCAAAACAATGATAGAACGTTTTGTAAACATGTACAACAAAGAACACAACACCAAAGTAAACATAGTGCGAGCCATGAATGCTTATGGTCCAAGACAAAGACCTGTACCACCATGGGGAGACAGCAAAGTAAGAAAGATTACTCCATCGTTTATATGTAGGGCACTAGAAGGCTTAGACATAGAAGTATATGGCGATGGCAAACAGATATCAGATATGTGTTGGGTAGGAGATGTAGCACATGCCTTAGTTGTAGCCACAGAAAAAGCCGCACAAGACATAGTGTTTCCAGAACCTGTAGAAGTAGGACCAGCACATAGCAAACAAGTAGGTGAAATAGCACACTTGATTGTACACTTAACAGGCAGTAACAGTAAAGTAGTAAACTTACCAATGCGTCCAGGAGAAATACCAGGTGCCACAGTAAGTGCTGATGTAAACACACTAAAACATGTAGACATGACAGAAGCCAGTCTTATGCCAGTTGCTAAAGGCATGGAGATCACTATAGAATATTATAAGGAACTGTTAGATGCGAACAAAAAGGCCTAGAAAATACATTTACATAAATGGACATAGATTGCGTAGACCAATCACAGAAGGCTACAAAAAGTTTCTAGAAGCAACATTACCCATTATAGATCCGCATAGAGACTTAAATATAGGTAACATATCACCTAACAAAAAAGATGAAGATTGACAACAAACCAGATCCGCATGATGCTTTCAAAAGAGGTTTTGTACAAGTTGTAAATGAATACAGCAAAGATCCTACTGATCAAAAGCAAAACAAACTACAAAAGATTGTAAAGGACGCAATACAAAAAGATGGTAACTTGCTTTACTGGTTCAATACTATGTTTAAGTGGGAGAATACTCCCTTTGGTTTACATGTACAGTTCAAACACAATCCTAAAATACCTTCCTAGAATTTATTTCACTGCCATATCCAATTAAAATACATAATACAGTTAGTGGTATGAACCATGGGTGTATTAAGTTTAACATATGACCCCACAACAAACTTATGCCTGTTAGTGTAAATGTATTCATGGGTAACATGTTTGGTTTTTCTGGTGTTATCTTCATATCTTCTCCTCTTTGATTAATTCTGCTTTTAGGCCACCGTAATGACCCATTGTGTACTTCAATGCCAATAATATATCTGTTTCTGTGCCTGTGTAACTGTAGTCTTTTGTGAAACAATAGTCACTGTTTGGTTTACATTGTCGATACGTTATTGTGTATGTTCTACTCAGTAGTGAAACTGGTGCTTGATTCTTTTCCATCTTTATTAAGTATGCTCATGCTTTTTCTTGCTGGTAATAATTCAGTTGACATAGGCTGGCTCATGCGTAAATTATCTGTAATATCTATAGTATCCATTTCACCTAATATGTTTATGCCTGCTCTTTCTAACAATGGTGCTATCATTACCATTTGGTCTAGTGCTGAATACTTTGGTCCTGCGTACTTCTTGTTCTTGCGTTTTAGTGCTTTGCGAAATCTTTTTTGTGCTAATTTATTTTGATTCATCTTTTTTGTTTCCCCATATTCTATCCCAACCGTCTTTGTACTCTTGTGAATTGTCTGAACTTACAATACCACTGCCTGGTTTGAAGCCTTCTGACTTATCACGTTCACCACGTAAGAAAGGATTTTTGGCAATGATCTTTTCATTCTTAATCCATTGTGCTGAACCTTTTTTGGGTACGTTTTTGCCTGTAAATGCCATAATAGTATTTATCTCGGCATGAAGCCTGACCGCCTTCTTTGAGGTGTATGTACGTTGAAATGTGTTTGCTGTAATGGGAACATTTGCCACACACAATATTTAAGTGCGTCAAACATGTGATCATATCCTGTGCTTTTGTCTGGTACCCTACTGCCTTCTTTGTAACTGAACTTGGTAAGGCTGTCTATGGTGTGTTTACATTTAGGATCTATGTGTAGTTTTACTTCACCATTTGTGCTACGCAATCTACTGTTTACTGCCGCAATGGCATCCTTAACTGGCGGATTTGTTTTTGGTGTACGCACTTTGAAACCACCATTGTGTAGTATCATGTGATCTGTTAGTCCACCTGCACTTGTTTTACGTTGATTACCACTGGCATCTGGGTACACAAATATTTGACGCATAAGACCATATCTACCTTGTATTTCTTTTACCATATCATTTGTACTGGCACCCATTAACATTATTTCATCTATAACATGTAAATGATCCTTGTACTGTAACATAATACAGGCACTGAAGTTGTCTGTGTTAAAGTCCATGCCTATGTGTAATGCGTTACTGGGTGATAGTTCTGGTGCTGTTTTGATGTTTTCTTTGTCAAATGCGTATGCTATTATACCTCTGGCATCTTCAAATGTAGCATTGAATTCTTGGTTAAATGTGCGTTCATCTAAGTCACGTTTTGCGGCTTCTATTTCTTCTTTGGGCACATGTCCACCTTGTAGTGTGGTAAACTGGTGACTGCTCCAATCTTGTAGTGCGCCAGCATTGTTGTACAGTTCCCAAAAATGATTTCTTCCAAATGGTGTACCAATGAATAAGGCATGTCCTCCTGTGTCCGATAATGTAGGACGTAACACACTACTGTATGTTTCTGGATCCATACTGGCAAACTCATCAAACACAATGAAATGCCACTTTGTACCACGTAAGGCTTCTTTGTTGTCCGAACTGCGTAATGCTATAACACTACCATTTACCAGTGTTATCTCCAAGTCCGAATGATTTATTTTCTTGATCCAATTCTTTTCTGCTAACATCTGTATGAGATCATTCAGTATAACGTTCTTTGCTTGTCTATATGTTGTGGCAATGTACAAACAACGTCTGTTGGGATATCTGGCAAACTTGGCTAATTCATTGATTGCTAAGAATGTTTTACCAAAACGTCTGCCGGCTACAACAACACGAAAACGTGCTTTGTCTTTGCTGATAAGATTTTGGCTTTTGGTGAGTTTCATACACGCCATATGTAGATTTTGTCTACACCCTTTTTGTTGATGTTTTGTCCTAACTGTTGTGATAAGTTTTCTTCTGCGTCAGCACAAGGTATATATTGTGTTACTTTGGCATACATATCTGGTGATATATTGAATGCTATGTGTCCGCCTGGTTGTATGTGTTGTTTACACTTGTGATATAATGGCACAAAGAAGTTTTCATAGTAATCTGTGTCACTTTGCCATGGTGTCATGTGTTCATATATTTCTAAGTTCACATAAGGTGGTGATGTCAGCACAAAGTCATAGTGTATTTTGCTGAAGTCTACATCCAAACAGTTTTCAAACAACATACACAAACGTTGTGATTCCAAGTACTCTATCATGTCTGTGTAAGCAGTACGCATTTGTGTATTGGTATCTATACCCACATAGTCTATGCCTAACACCCAAGCACCCAACATTCTACCGCCCCAACCTGCTGTGGGATCTAATACAGCAGTAGCATTATACTTTTGGTATAACTGTTTGGCACATTGAGCCTTGAACATCACTATACTGCCATAATTTATTCTGTAGCATTCAAACACATTACTGGCAGGGTTTGGACCTAATCTGCCACGTTTACTGGTATCACTTAACAGTTTGCTCCACTGAGCAGGATCACTGTGGATTTCATATAGTGTTTTGCCACCTTGACGTTTGGTACGCATGAGATTTTTCAATTGAAAATGATACAAAAAAGGATTGCCAGCAAACTTTTTACCATTTATTAAGTTGCGTAAGTCTTGATCTAGTTGTTGTGGGGTGAGAAGTTTGTGCGTCTCAATGTCTGTGATATTCATCGTAAAAGTGCTGGATTAGGGGCATTAAGCATTTTTGATTTAAGAATTACAGCAAAACCACACATTACACATTCATGAGAATAACTGTTTGCTGTATCTTGATTGAGTTTCCGGTTAGTTAACTCCGTGGAGATCAAACCTAACCCAGCATATATATTTATCATTCGTCATCAATCCATGGTAGGATTTCTGTGCTTTCATTGTCTATGGGGTTGTCACTCATGCCTAAATAGTTCTTACTGAGAAATATCATCAGCACTCTGTCGCCACTTAGTGCTTGTTGTAGCATTTTCTGGCGTAAACGTTGTTTCGTAATTAATTTGTTCTTTGTGATTATATCACGGAAATTATCCATGAAGGTCTGTAATTTGACCCCAAAGAAGTCTGCCATTTCTTTGTTTGTACAGTGATATTGTGCTAATTTGGCTACTTCTTCTTCTGGAATAACCTGTTGATTTTCGCCACGACCTATTATTCTGCCTTTCACAGTTTTATCGCCATAACGTATGTTTTTTACCCTGTAATGTTTGTCTTGTGCTTCAAACTGCTTTGAACCTTCACTTTGTGTGTGTTCATCTAGGGGTTTGTTATCTGAAAAGTCTTCATATTCATTTGACATTTGCGTCTCCTGTAAGTCACTATTGTCGTTAGTGTAAACGTGTATGTATTTATCAACTTTTGATTCGAATCATGGTAAAAAGGTCTAAAGACCTATTCATTTCGCAACCACTACGTGGAGTTGCTTCATGAAAGTTTTTTCTTACATTCTGTTTTAGAAGTTTCAGTCAGAAGGAACCACTCTCGGTTCCCTCCTCATTCTGTATTCATTGTGTACAGCCATGTATTGGAAGCAGGTATTTTATCACAGTTCATTGGATCTCTTGCTCACTCCACACCTGCCAAGGCCTAGTATATGCTTCGTTCTCTGTACATATATTGTTTATGAACTATTGTGTAACCGGATAACAGAAACAATCCTTATGAGTGTGGTTACCAAAATCGCCACGTTTGTCTCAGCCTATATGTCTGGGGGCCAGCCTTATGTTCTGTTTGTAAAGGGTTCTGTGTTTGCCAATGTTTGCCTAACACTTTTACTTATCATCTGGTCAAAAAAATCCCCCTATAAAGATGAGTAAATAGGGGGATAATTTTACGATATTTAATTTAGGAATTTACTATGCCGGGTAATTGCTACCCTGAATAATAAAAGTGAAGAGCCACTATCGAAGGTTTATGATATAAGGCAACATTAACTATGAGAAAGTGCCTCTTCAATAATTATTTATCAAAAATCTATTTGTGTTCAAAAAAATCAAGGTTGACTATACAAAGAGATAAATACATTATACGATAAGGAGAAAACTATGAAACACACTATAAAATACAAAAAGATTACTGGACACAAGACTGAAATCAATACTGTATTTGTAAAGATGAGTAGAACAGACAAACAACTGTTGTTAGATATACTACAGGATGGTTTGTATGTGATCTGTGAAGCACAACACGAATTTACACTTGTAAATGAATTTGTTGTACATGAATTCAAACAGTTAGGCAAAGGCAAGTACTACAAAAACCGCAAATACATAGGCATAGTTGCGGCAATAGGTGGTATGCTAAAACAACACAAGAAAACCAAAGACAAAGACTTTACTATACATCAAATAAAGAACATAGAAGGTATATTAGCAGGATTTGACAAAATAAATCACGTGTTGAAGAAAGCAGACTGGCCTGAAACCATATTTGCGCCTGTTATTGAATTTGAAGAATCAGAAGAAGACGTACATCAACTGTTTACTTACGTTTAGCAGTCCTGTTGCGATTTATTTCGTGCCAACCTTTCTTTTCATTGTACATGTAATACCTTATTGGCATTTGGCTGAAATCTAACACATCACCTTGAAAATAAAACACTCTGTTGAGGTTTGCGTTGTTGTTTTGACCTAAGTAATGCTCTAGTACCTTTTCACCTGTTCCCGTTGCGTGTAGAAGGTGTATGTGCGTATGCACTTGTGTTATTGTGTGGTGATTCCTACCACGTTTTTTACTGTGTAATTTTTTTAGTGTTCTGCGAATTAGATCACTTTGATAATTTGTTAATTTGTTCATCTACCCAACTTTTTATTCCAGGATATCCCCACAATGCCATTGCCAAGATGACGCCGCCATCTTCCATGCTTTTACCTTGTGCTACTGCCCTTCTATAGTTAGGTTCATGTCTTGCTATAAAACTTTTTATACGTTTAATTGTGTCTAGTGATAGGTTGTCAGCATTGGCAAGTTGATTTGCCCTTGCTACACCTACAGGTGTTCCTGCTCTTTTGCTTTTTGGTAATTCTTTGCGAATAGCCAGTGCTCTTCTGGCTTTGTCTTGTGCTGTTTTTGGAGGTACTGGCATTATCTCAAGTCCCTGTCGTGTTTACGACTGCCTCGTATAAAACTGTTTACTCTGGCCATTGCCCATTGTGTCATGCCTACACCAGGTCTTGAACCTGTTAACCATGCGGCTTCTCCACGTTCAAACACTTTCTTAAGTGTACTGTAAGGTATGCCACTTTCTTTTGCTTTTTTACGCAATGACTTTTCTACTGCTTTATTTTGTCTTCTTGCCAAGTCTCATCCTCTCATCTATCATGCTTTGTGGTACTTTTTTGCCTGCTTTGGCTAATGCTTTCATACGTTTAGTAATACTTGCTAATTGACTACGTTTTGTACCTTTTGTACCACTAAGATACTTCTTTGGTAGTCCTGTTTTTTTGTCTTTTGGTGGCCTTCTAAACTTTGCCATTACATCATACCTCCTAATATGGCGGCTAATAGGGTAACCAGTGTGGTTATTGTACCACCCATAATTAATATAATGCGATTGTCTAGGCGATCTAATCTTGCCTGAAAGAATGTTCTGTTTTCTTTTACAGCCTCTTTTAGGTCATCTATATCCTCCATCATATGGGTTAGATGATTGTTTTTGATCTGCTCAATCTCTTTTGCTAATTCTCTTGTTGTTACTCTACTAGCCATTATATCCTATTGCTTCTCTCAATTGTTCTAACTTATCTCTGTCTTGCTGTATCAAACAAGGTACATGTGTACTATCACCACCTTCATCTGGATGACTCCATAACCATTCACTGTGGTCATACTTTTTATTTAACATATCACACATATCTGACAGTTGTTTTGCTGTCTTATTTTTCATTACATAGACAAATGCTTCCATCTTACTTTGTTTGAATGTTACGGCAATTGTGTTTAAATTGCTTTCATCATTGTCCCAAATAAGTATAGAATCCATAAGTTTATAACTCCAAGGGCATACTTTACGAATTCTAGCAAAGTATTTTACCCAGGTGCTATCCTCTCTTGCTACCTTTCCTTTTACGTCCACGTTTTTGTTTTTGTTTTTTCAATATGGCTTCTTGTAAGGCTTTAGGTAATTTTTTCTGTTTAGGTGTTAGTGCCATTATCCTCTTTTACTCCTTCTTTTGCCGCCACGTTGTGTTTTTCTTTTTTTCTTTTTCATTCCGCCTCTTTGAGACCGTTTCATTCCTGCCATTTTATTTCTCCTTTAATGTCCTGAGTTTACAAATGAACTCAGTGTATATGCGTTTGCGTTTGTACCCCCACTTGCGTTAGTAGGGAATCCTTTTACATGAGAACTGTTGTTAGGGCATAGATATACATTTGCTGTATCACTTGTTGCTCCAACAAATTCGTCCTCACTTGGTGATATTGCTATTGTATTTGTAGTGCCTGCTAAAGGATCTATTTCAAATACATTATTAGCATCAAATGGTGCCAAATATAAATTACCATTTGGTGCGGCTGTACCACCTATAAATGCGTTTGTACCCTGTCCATGTGAAAATGGTTCATCTACTGCTTTTGTAGTAGGATTCAAACGTAATATTGTACTACTATTGTAAGATATTCCGTATATGTTACCATCTGCTCCTGTTAAAGCACCTTGACATAATAATTGTCCTGTGCCTTTTCCTGTACTATATCTGCTACTTGTACCTGCGGCTGGATCTACTTCTAAAAATCCATCATCTTGTAATGGCGCACAATAAATGTTACCATTTGGATGTACTGTACCTGATATAACACCTGCGTCAGTAAATGAGGCACCAAATGTAGGTGTTGATACTGTAACAGGTTCTGTACTACAATCAACTTTAATAAATTTACTTTCATTTTGTGGAATACAAAATACATTACCTGTAGTGTCTACTACAGCACCGTTGTATTTGTTATCGCCACTAATACTTACACTAATTTGTCTGCTTGTTCTGTTTACAGGATCAAATTCTAATACTGAACTAGCACTAAATGGTGCCAAATATATGTTACCATTTCTACCTAAACACCCACCTGTGTAGTTGTTACTTCCTAATCCACTTAATGTTATGGCTGTATTTACATGTGTACTTGGATCATATTCCTTTAAATTATTCTGATTACGACCAATAAAGTAAATGTTGCCATTCGGTGCTCTCACGGCGCCTCTATACGCATTACTACCACTAGAACTTGCTACATTAACTACTGATCCTGCCGCACCACTGTATTGTGCTACTTCTGTGTTAAACTGTGAAACGTTTGCTTGATCCGGCCAGTCTGGATATACTGCTGACGCAGAAGCAACTGTTTTGAAAAATCCTTGTCTAGCACTAAAAGGCATAATTTGCTATATGGTCATCAGCACTTGCTTTGTCAGTTACAGCATTTGTTTCTACTAACATTTCTGCTCTTGCTTCATGGAAACCATTATCAGTTAAATATTTTATTAGTTCTTGATCTGTCATTTATACTCCTATGCGTATGCTTTAGTTAAACTTGCGTAATAAACACTACCATCAAAGAATATACTAATTACATCAATGGCCCCACCTGCTGTACTTAATGTTTTATCACCACCAGCAAACTTCATACTACTGGTTAATGCGTGTGATCCTGTGCCATCTTGCGTAATAATTACAGTAGCACTTGTACCTGCTACAGCATTTGCTATTGTGTTAAGTGTTATACCTCCAGTGGCTGTAAGTGTAAATATACTACCATTTGTAGCATTTATATCACCACTTACATCACCTGTTTTATTACCTAATGCTACAGCAGTTTCATTAAACTTCTTGAGTACTGTTGTGGCACCCTGTATTGTACCAGTAGTTGTTACATTACCACCACTTACATTTCCTGTTGCTGTTACTACTCCTGATGTTTGAATACCTGTACTGCTGATATTTGCCCATTCAGTACCACTTTTCAGTGTGTTGAAACCACCTACAATGTTACCAGTTGAGTAAGCATTACCTGATTGGAAAAAACTTACTTTGTTTGTACCAAACAGTGATGTTTCACCATTTACACTAGATAAGAAGCCGTGTGCTTCATTGTCATCAGTGTCAATACCTTTTTTACCTTGTGGTGTTGACACAAAGTACATGTCAGTACCTGTATTTGCTGTCCATGTTTCTGATGCTACAGCATACATACCACCAGGCAACATACTTCTTGTTCTAGGTGCTACTTCTTGTTCTGAACTGCCAAAGAAACCATAAACACCTATACCTTGATTAGCAATTGGTCTATGTGTTGCTTCATTTGTACTAACATTACTGTTTGCTGTACCTAACAGCATTCTAGCACCACCAGTACTTAATTCTTGAATGTTACCACTAGTAACACTATCTTGAATAGTTTTGTCTGTGAATTGTTTAAAACGCATACCTGTTGTAATAGGTGGATCAAGAGCAGTTCCTGTATCAGTAGATAGATCATCAGTACCATTCCAAACAGCATTTATACCAAATGAAGGATAAAAAATATGTCCTGCCATTGTGTCATCATATCTGGCATCATTACCAATAAGAACTATGTTACTAAACTTTGGACTACCTTGTGTTGGTGCTAAAACTGTTTCTTTTGTGCTTCTAAAGAGAGAAGAACTTGTTGGGAAACCAGTACCTACTGTTATGTTAGCAAATGTTAAAGGTGTTGTTTTTACACTCAAACTACCTGCTGTAAAACTGCTGTAGTTGTCAATATGACCATTATCACTTACAATATGTGCGTTTTTGTCTACAGGCAAGTAGTTGGTTATACTACCACCACCAGCACTATAATCACCACTAAGTCCTGTACTGAATGCTATTTGATCACCGTCACTGTTACGCAACGTATGATATATACCTCTACCAAACGAACTACTACCACTATCAAACCATGTAAAGTCTACTGGAGATGGTTCACTCATAATCACATTGGCTTTACCCACAGTAAATCCAAGATGTGAAAAAGTTGTACTGTTTGCTAGACTTGTTGTAAATGCTTTGTCACTTAATGGATATGTATAACTTTGATAATCTGTAGTTTCAGTACTGTTTATAAGCACCATACCATTAGTGTATGTGTTAGCAAGATCAGGTGCTTTAGCAAGACCAGTACCATAGTTTTCTTCAATAGTACCTACAATCTCAACAACATTTGACCCTGCTGTAAAGTAAATACCAGCATTTGCCAAGAAACCTCTACCAACTAATATAGAACCGTGATATGTTTCTGCTGTACTTCTGGTAAATGCCGCATTTGGTCCTCTAAATGTAGCAGTAGATTTTATTGCCCTACCTTTTGGTGATATTGTTATACCTTCTGTTTCATTAGTACTGTCTATAAATGTATTAACTTTGGTATCTTTATGTCCTTTTAGTGTAATATCACTAGTGCTTTCTGCTTCTAAACTATTTAAATTTGTTAAAGCATTACCTAAATTAAAAGCATTACTAGTTGTTACAAAGTTGTTTTGTGGTGTAACTTGTATGCTGGTATTACTTGTAGATCCAAGAAATATTTTACCAGTATTCAAAGCACTTACACTACCAGCAGGTCCTTGTGGTCCTTGTGGTCCTGTAGGTCCTGTGCTACCACCTGGTCCTGTTGATCCTACTTCACCTTTTTGTCCTTTATCACCAGCACTACCTTGAGATCCTTGTGGACCTTGAGCACCCTGTGGTCCTTGTGGTCCAGTTGCTCCAATTTCACCTTTTTGTCCTTTGTCTCCTGCTGTTCCTTGTGGTCCTTGAGATCCTTGTGGACCTTGAGCACCCTGTGGACCTTGTGGTCCAGTTGCTCCAATTTCACCTTTTTGTCCTTTGTCTCCTGCTGTTCCTTGTGGTCCTTGTGGTCCTGTAGGTCCTTGTGTACCTTGAGGTCCAAGTTCTCCTTTCTGCCCTTTATCACCAGCAGTACCCTGTGGTCCTTGTGGGCCACTAGGTCCAGTTTCTCCTTTTTGACCTTTGTCACCAGCAACAAATGGCGCATTTTCTATGTTTGTTATGTTCAAAAATGTTGTTGTGCCGTCATGTATATAGTTTATAACGTCAACGTTTGCTGGATTACTACTTAATGTTGTGTAATTGTTGGCAAATTTTATGTTTGTATATGTGTTAGGATTATCAAATCCTCTGTTACCAACAGCATCTTGTGTTAAGAATAATGTACCTGTGCCACCTGCTTGTATATCTGGAAATGATAATCCTGTGATATTACCTGTAAGTGTAGCAGTAAATTGTGTGCCTGTTGATTGATCAAAACTCACAGCACCATTTACATTGCCTTTTGCTACTGTGGTTTCTCTGAATTCTTTTAGTAATAAATTTGCTGTGGGTACTACTGTTTCTAAACTACCGGCAGTTAAGTATCTGTTTGAACTACCTTGAGGTAGATTATCACTTGTAAAAGCACTTAAATTTACTGCTATATCATTTGTGTTTACAGTTATACCTGTACCTGCGCCTACATTTAGTGTTACATCACCACTGGTACCACCACCTGTCAAACCAGATCCTGCTGTAACACCTGTAACATCTCCGACTTGTCCGTTGATTGTTAATGTGTTTGCGGCATCATCATATGATAAGGATATACCAGTACCGCCTACTAATAAATTAGCAACACGATCATCTACTTTTTCTGCGTTGAAATCTAAGCCACTATCTATTACAAATGATTGTACTCTTGCGTTTGTATAGTATAAATTTGTACCTTCAGTTAAACTGCCTGTGTTTGGCAATACAGCATTTACTCTTGCGTCTGCTCTAGTATTTGTAAAATATAAATTAGTGTTACCTTCAGATAAATCATCTGTGGTTTTGCCTGTGAATAATGCGGCACTATCAATACCTATAACACCTGTGGTGCTATTGTATGTTATTGGTGAAGTGTTACTAAGTGCGGCTCTAACATCACTGTTAGAAACTGCTACTGCTGTACCTACTGTGATATTTGAAGGTGTTGCTGTTACTGTTACTGTATTTGTTGCTTGGTTTACACTTACCGAATTTTGGGTTGCTGTTACTGTTACGTTAGACATTTAGGCCTCCTATGTTGTTGTCAATGCTGTGAATCCTGCTGACGTACTAGGTTTACCTAAAGTTGAATCTGGTGAATATCTATGTATCAATGCCCATCTATGTTCATCAACTACTGCTGGTGTTACTCCTGTATTAGTCCATCTGACCCCAACTACTGTTATTGGTGTTTCACCTCTACTATCAGGTAAAACATTGCCTGTGTACAAATTACCAGGTATAGTTATGTTTACTGTACCGTCTACGTTGCTTAATCTGTTTATATTACTAGAGGCTATTTCTGTGTTAGCAAAAAAGCCTGTAATAGTTGAATCTGTAAAGTTTGGATCGCCTGTAGTTCTATCATATGTTAAACTGTTTACGACTAATGTTTGAGCACTTAATTCAAAGTTATAATTTGTTATATTTGTGCCGTAGTTGTATGTGAATGTTGATGCTGAATCTTTGAATACTTCCAATACTTGGACATTATCAGCACCACCTAAATATTTTGAAAAGGATAAAAGTCTTCCACTCATTATGCTACTCCTGAAGGGTATTCCTATAGCACTGAGGCACTATAGGCTTTATTACTGTTATATTTATCAATTATGCTTGGAATACACGATATTTCAGTTTAGATCTTACTATTACTGTGCCATTACCGCCGCCTTGTTCGTGTAATTCTTTACCGCCTTTGTTTACAATAAATTGTACACTACCGCCACCACCAATATTAGCATTTGAACCTCCTTGTCCTGGATCTCCTGGTCTTGCTAGATAACTGTTGTTTCCTGGTCCTTGCGTGTTAAAGTTTACGTGACCACCTGTCATTAGACTACCACCAGTATTAAAACTGTTTAAGTCAAATCCCTGTAGATCAAGGAATGTGGGTCCACCACCACCTCCACCACCATAAAATACTGTATTACCTGCTGTATTAAAAATTGTGTAACTTACACCATCACCACCATCACCACCAGTTTTAGCAGAATTATAACCATTGAATACATTTACAATAGCATTTGCGTTGCCTTTACCACCTATAGCACCAGCACCGCCACCACCACCACCGCCAAGTGGTCTTAAATTAGATACGCCTGAACTATGCGGTGATACTAATTGTTCTGTAAAATGAGGACCATGAAGTTCAACATTACCTACAGGACCATTGCTCAAACTAGCATTAGCAGGAAATACACTAGGTGTACTGAATGCTATTTTTACATAAGGTCCGTTGTAGTATCTTTGTTGGAAAGTATTTGCTTGTGGACTGCCTATTCCTGCTTTACCATGTCCAGCACCGTGTCCACCCTGTGAACCTTGTCCAGCACCAGTTACACTAGCATTACCTGGTCGACCTTTGAATATAGAACTAAGGTTATTATTAAAACCACCAACCACAAAACTAGAAATATCTGTTGATTCACATGCCGCACCACCACCTGATCCACCATCTCTACCGTCTATGGTGTTATTTAGAAAACCTAATTGTTGTATATTATTACCTGATACTCCAGATACTCCTTCACCAGCACCTACGAAAGGTCTAGCACAACCTCCGCCTCCACCACCGTTGGCAACAATGGTTGTAAGTCCACTATCTATACTACTATCTCTACCATCACTGTTGGCATAAGTATCAAAACTACCACCTACACCTACTGTTACAGGCACATTGTCTGTGTTTGCTAAGAATACTTCACGATTTACAACTTCTCCACCACCGCCACCACCAACTGATGTTACACCTGCGTTGAACACGTTGGCAATGTTGGCGTTAAGTTGATGTCCTGTGGCTCCACCTCCGCCTACAACAAGTGCTCTTACTTTGTTAAGTCCTGTAAATGAACTTAAACTTTGAATTTGTAAATTACCATTAGCACTGAATATTGTTAAGTTTGCTTTACCATCTGCTGTTGTTGTACCAGCAATCTTTGGACCATCTACTTCTACTATGTTTGTAACAGGCGATGTTACTATATTTTTGCCTACGTCTGAATTTATTCTACCTGATATACTGATACCAGTAGCAGATGTATTTTCACTGTCTAATGTTCTACTTATTGAAACAGTATTACTACCACTGATTACTGTATTACCAGCCTGTGTACCATTTATGAAATCACTTGAACTTACTCCGTTGAATTGAAAAAAGAATGTTAGACCGTTGGCACGATCATCTGAAAATGTAATGTCATATGTAATAATGTTATTAGCATTACCACTAATTGTTGTATTTACAGTACCTGTAAGATCTGCTACAGTTTTTTGTACTACACCTTTGTTATTTGTATTATAAAAAAATTTATTCTTTGCCATACTAACTTCCTGGTGGCGTTGGCCACGTTACATCTTCTTTGTTACTTGGATTTGGGTATGTGTTTGTTATGTCTCTTAATGCTTGTCTATAAGTTTGCCATTCTGCTTTTTTACTGTCAGATAATGGAGAATCTACTGCCTGTGTCCAATCACTAGCAGTGAGCATAATGTCTCTTCTTTCTCTCATCCATGCTGTAACAGGAATCAAGTTTTGATTGTGTAAAACAACAGGAGGATCTTGTGATACATCTACTTTACAATGTCTTTCATGACATTTGCCAGCCATGTATGTTGTACCTGGATTTACATTACAAAGTTTTTGTACTTTGGCTTCATTGCCTATGTAATTATGAAATGCTATTCTACCGTCTGACTCATAATAAACAATCCAATTATTCATTATTCTATATCTCCTTTGTTGATACGCAACATATCATATTTTAAGTTGTGAAAACCAACTGTATT